TTACCAGATGTCTGTATGGATTGAACCTGCTGAAATCGACTTCGGGCCAAAAAACCAACCGTCGTTGTCTTCGTTGATCGGGCGTGGATCGTCCTCGCCACGGTCGTCCTTATTAACCCGACGTAGAAAATTCCCGTCCGTTTCCCGTGCCCGCTTCAGATCGAAGCGCAAGCCGAACGACTGGTACCTGGCCGGGTCGATTGCGCTCGCGAAGCTCGGGTTGGGTTCGACGAAGTACGAAAGGGTAACCTTCAGACGGACTCGTTCATCCCCAAGACTTTCAAGGACGGATCGAGGCCAAGGCAGACGATAAACGTGCGCGTCGCCGAACCGCACATTTCCGCCGTCGGTCCGGAAAGGCTGGATATGCCGCTGCGCGACCAAGGAAAGGTCGTCTCTCGCCGATGCCAGCGCCCTGCGAAGGTCAGGCACTCCATAGCCGTACTTTCTGGCCAAGTTCTTCCGTTCAAGCTTTCCCGGCCTCCCATCGAACTCGGCAAGCATGTGTGGTGTCCAACGCGCGCTATGCACCATCAGCGCGCGGACCATTTCGGGCCAGTATGCCGGATATTCAGCCATGATGCGCGCAGCCATCCTCGCGGCTTGCGCCGTTGCGGCACTCGTTGCCCAGAAAGGCGTGACAGGATGAATTCCAGCGGCTTTGGAAGTCGTCAGCAGTGAGAGGGAGGGAAGGCCAGACAGGGCCTCGGCCCCAGATCGACTTAGCGCACGGTTCCCAGCCTCCAGAACGATCTCGGGCTTTATCGGAGACTGGCTTGGACGCCAGAGCGCGGTGGTCCGACTGTAAGGGCTGCGATCTCCTGGCGGCGACCACCCAGACCAATCCCGGTAGGCACGCTCGGCGATGTCGGATTTGAGAGTGGTTCCGCCCACCGTCAGCACATTCCAAGCCTGTGCGGGATCTTCCCCTGGGAACGCATCGCCATCAGCGATTTCCTCGGCCCGCGAATTGTCTCCGATATTGCCGATTGCCTGAACAAACAGCCGCCGAATGTGGTCGGGCCCCTCTTCAACCGCATCGGCACCGGAACTGATCTGATCGAGTGCGGCGCTCCAACCCGTCGGTTCTGCGCCCGACCGGTTCTCGTTCGTGACCGCCATGCAATAGACCCTTACGCGATCTGGAGCCGCAATCTCCGGCAGCGCAGCGGCCGAGGTCGTGATGGCACCATAGGAAAACGGGTCGTTCGGCTCGAAGCCATCTGGAGGAAGTATTTTCACAGATTCAAGGCGGTGCGCCATGGTCGGCCGGGATGTATCGCCCAACGGTGCCGTCAGATCACCGTGCAGTGCCAGACCCGCCATGCCCGATCCATGGCCAATTTCACTGTGGTCATCGACACCCCAAGAAGAAATCACGGCATGCATGTCGCCCGGCGTCAGGGCGGGTTCGATTAGCGGATGTCCCCGATTGATGCCCGTATCGAGCAAGCAGACGGCAGGGACCTCTCGGCCGGGCCAAGTAATCCGCTCGGCCAGATCATCAACAAAAGCGTTGGCCATCCCTGAAAGTTCGTCGGTGAAAACGGTGGGTGTATCCGTCGCCCGCCGGATCTCTGCAATGCCTCCCGTAGAAAAGAGGAGAAGCTCGATGGCTGCGCGCCGGCCGTAGACGGGCAGGACAATTACTTCCGGGAATTGCAGGCGCGTGTCATCGGGGCCAATGGTCAGCCCGAGCCGAAATGCGAGATCCTCTACACGCTGGAGGCGATCTTTGAAGCACCAAAGTGCCCACCACATTTCCACCTGCGGGTCTTCCGGCAGTGCAGAAGGGTCATCTCGCCAGAAGGTCTGAAGGCGAGCGGTACGAATATGCTCCACCGGTTCAACGCGCGATTTTTTCGGTGCCGCCGCACCCGCTTCGACCTCTTTGAACGCGTAGTCTCGGAAGACCGCTTCAAATACATCACGGCTATCATCCGGCACGAAGAGCGCGATGCGGCGTGCGCCAGTCGCAGAAATCGTCACAGCGCCTTGGCGAGTACCTTCTTTTTTCTTTTCAAGCGTCGTTGGCCCCACTGACGGGGCCAGTTCAACCTCGAGATAGACGCCATCTGGCGGCAGTGCGCCAACGGGAAGTTCTAAGGCATCCCGTCCGCGATCTGCCAAATCGAACGCTGAACCAAGTTCGGCGAAGATCTGGCGACCGTGCTCCTCGCGGATCCGCTGGAGTGTTCTCTGCCGCGCGTTGCTTCCGGGGGATTTATAGTCGCGGACCACGGCAAGCCCACTGAGATCAATGTGGCGATGCTCGTACTCAGCCAAGGTGCCCCTTTTCCTCGGTGAATACCGTTCTCATGCCTTGCCGCTTCTGCAGTTGGCGGGTCAAGTCGGCCGTAGAAATCTGATTTCGTTCTGAAAGAATGGCTTCCTTGACCGCTTCGCCAGCAGCATGGGCAATCTCTGCTTGGCTAAGCCCATCCGCCGACAGTTCAATCGTCTTCCAGACAAGCTTGGGATATTTCATCGGCGAAAGGTGGGTCTTGATGATCGCCCGGACCTCTTCAGTGCTGGGCATCTCGAACCGCAAAACCTCGTCGAAGCGCCGCAGCAGGGCGCGGTCGAGGAGAGATGGATGGTTTGTTGCAGCAACAAGCAAACTGTCAGTGGCAGAAGGTTCTTCCATGAACTGAAGGAAGCTGTTCAGCACACGCCGCATCTCGGCCACGTCGTTCGTCGCCAACCTATTGCTGCCGACGGCATCGAACTCATCGAACAAATAAACCCCTCTGCGTTTTTGCGCCTCGTCGAACACGAGCCGCAACTTCGCAGCTGTTTCGCCCATAAATCGGGTGATGAGGCTTTCGAGGCGGATGACGAACAGCGGCAATCGCAGTTCCCCCGCCAGCGCTTCCGCGGTCATTGTTTTGCCAGAGCCGGGTGGCCCAGCGAACAGCAGACGGCGACTGGGGGTCTTGCCATGTTCCCTCAGCCAGTCTCTACGCTGCTGCTGAAGGACAACAGCATCGAGGTGCCCCTTGACGGAGGTGTTCAGCACGACATCGGCAAGCCGGATCCCCGGCTCTCTCAGGTCCAACAGGCTGTCAAGATCGCCACGCGGCCGCGAGAAGGAAATCGGGACAGAAGACTTGGCGCCCCGTTGGGACCGCGCCGCGTCGACGGCAGCGCGAATTTCTTCGGCGGTGGCGCGATGGCCCTGACGCGCTTCTCCCGCAGCAACCTGTAGCGCAATGGAGTAAAACTGTTCTTGATCGCCCTCGGCTTGGCTCCTCAGCATCGCCAGTATCTGTTTTGCATTTGACACCGCGTGACCCCTGCCGATTTTCGTTTTCAGCGAACCGTAGTCCAGTCTGGCTGATTTGGGAAGCTTTCGAAAGTCGCACCGATCGCTGTGCAAGTGCGTTCGGCGCGTGACTGACAGTTCGTGACTCCCCGCAAACAGGCCCCGAGGTGCTTACTTCTTCCCATTTCCACCCGCGACAGGACATTGCGGCACATGACATCATTCCCGCGCAGCGAATCCCTGCCGCTCCTTGAAACCGTGAATCCGTAAAACGGGCCAGGCTTCACTCTGCGGGCAAGGCGTCTGGCGCTTCCCGCGGACCACATGCCCGGCCCGTTTTCATCTGCAAGCGCGCGCTTGGTCGCGCAGGACGGCATATTCGCCAAGCATTCGAACGACCATCGCCCCGTCTGGCAGGGCTTCAACCTCGGCTGCGGCGCCCGCCTGATCGGCGACGCTGTAATCGACGACTGGCGGGCAGGGTGCCAGTGCGTCAGAACTGACCGTCGCGCAGGCGCTGAGCCAGAGCATCGCGATTAGTGGGGCGGCGGCTGGCTGCGTCCAGCATCTGGCGTTGGACTTCATGGGTTCTCTCCGATGTTGAAAGGCGCTCGGCCAGCCGACCGGCGCGTTCACCGGCGCGGCGGAGGTTCAGCAGGAACAGGGCGATGGTAAGGGCGACCAGCAGCAGGCCCAGCGCTTTGCGCGCCGGGCCGTTGGTGAGGATCGAGGCAAGCCAACTCATCAGCGCTGGCCCCGCTTCCAGTCGTCGATCCTCGCGTGGATTGCGACGGCGATGCCAATCAGCGCCACCGCAATGAACACCCAGCGCAGGGTGTCGAGGTAGGGCACCAAGGGCAGGATGGAGGATTGGGTTTCCGCCAGTACATCTTGCGCGACTTCGACACCGGCCGCACCGACGGTCGCGATGCCAGCTGCCCCGCCACCCTTCAGCGTGCGGCTGTCGGCCAAGACCTCACGGGCGGGGGCCAGTTCCGGCACGAAGGGCGTTGCGCGGGGAGCGAAGGGTTCGCCCCAGGACCGTGCGGGCCCGAGGTCAATGTGCATAAAGCCCGAGCGGGGATAGGTGCCGAAGCCGAGAAAACCCACGGCGCGGGCTGCCTCGGCGAAAGCCACTGGATCGTGGTTCGACATGGCGATGTCGAACGCCGTGCCCAGCATGTGCTTTGATGCCGGTGCCCCACCGACGGCGCGGTTGTGGCTGGGGCTGCGATAACCAGAACGGACGATCAGCGGCTTGCCGAGGCGGTTGCGCAGTGACTGCAGCTTGTCCATGGCTTCGGTGTTAATCTTGATCGCGCCGGTGCCGCGGCAAGCAATCTCGGCCGGGGAAAAGCTGGGCCAGCGCCAGGCAGCTTCAGGCACGTCGCGGAAATGGGCATAGGTCGTGGTTGGCATGGTAGTTCTCCAGAAATGCAAAACCCGCCTCGAGGGCGGGTGGGGTGGCAGAGTTGCTGGTGGCTCATTGATCGTCAGTCGGTACGGCCGCGCTGGAAGGCTTCGAACATCACGTCGCGCATGGCGCGGATGTCGGTCTCGATGCGCTCCAGCCGGTCCGCATCGGCCTTGCGGTCTTCGGCGCGCTGTTTATCGATCCGCTCTCGCTCGAGGTGCAGTTCGCGGTCGAGGCGTTCCAGCATCGCCTCGTTGGTGAAGGCTTTGCGGGTTACGGTGGCGGCGATGGCAAGGCTGCCGCCGACCAGCGCGGTGATGGCGGCGGTCAGGCCGTTTTCGCGGAAGGCCTCGCCGACCTCCTGCAGGATGGTGGTCCGTTCGGTCATGATGGTCCTTTCAGTAATCGGTCTCGAGATAGAGGCCCGCGCAGTCGTAGGCGACGGCGGCGGCGGTCGCGCCGGTGTTCAGGTAGAAGCGGGGTGACAGGAATTGCGTGTTGGCGGGCAGGTCGGCGGTGATTTCCTGTTCAAAGACCGCGCCCGTCACCTCGTTCACCGCCCGCACCCAGACCGACGATCCATTCGGCGGGGCCGCGATGAACAGGGTCAGCACGCCGCCGAGCACGATGGCAAAGGGTGCGCCGAGGTCTGTCAGGGTCGGCGCGCCGGTGGCGTCATTGGTCACCATCTGCCAGTTGGCATGGGTGCCCCGTTGGAAGCCAATCCCGACCGCATTGATCACTGTCGCCAGCGTCAGGTTGACGGCCAGCGCCGCGATGGAACCGTAGAGGCCGAAGAACCCCATGCCGGTCGCCTGCAGGGTCGTCAGGGAAAGCCGGGTGACGAAGGCCCAGCCGCCCAGTCCAACCGCATTCCCTCGCCAGCAAGCCCAACCGGCCGAGCGTTGTTCGGCGACTGAATCCACCACAGCCGCCGATGTCAGGCGCCAGCGCCGCATGCTGGCGGCTAGGTTCGTCGCGGCCAACGTCGGATGCGAGACCGTGCCGACGTTGGTGATCGGGAGGCCTTCGGTGGTGATCGTAGTTGTGATCGATGGCGCCCAGTTGGCGATCCGATTAACCCCGAAATGCGGCTGCAGCGGAAAATCCCGACCCGAAGGGCGCATCACATCGATCCATGGGGCCCCGGCGCGGTTGCGTGCGTAGATCGAGGTCTTGCCCGAGGGCGGTGGGGTGGGGGCAGCGTTCAGCCCGGGCAGCACGGTTGGCTGGGGCAGCTCCACTTGACCATTGGTGCGATCCACAACGATGGCATCGAAGAACGTCGATCCATTCGGGCTGACTTTGAAGCTGAAGTTGTCGTTGCCGAGGAGGCCGATCAAGGCGCGCACCGAGAACCCCGTCTTGAAGGCGAAGGCCGCATCGTTCCCGGCTGCCGCCTTGTTGACGGTCGCCTCGATCCCTGCGCCTGCGTTGTTCAAAAGCACCGCCGGGGTATTCATCGACAAGCGGTTGAAGCTGTCGGCTGTGGCACCCCCCAGCCCGAGAAGCTGGGCGGTCAAGTTGGCCTGGGGCATGCCGACCTGCGTGACGGCATTTGCGAAGGTGACCGTGGGTGTGTTCACCACAGTCGTGCCGCCAGCGCCTGCGGTCGCCGAGCCGATGTTGACGACCGTGGTCGATCCGGATGCGCCGCCGGTGCCGAGGTTCAGGGTCTTGGTCACGCCGGTCGGATTGATCCCGATGCCCATCCCATAGGTCGCAGCGGTGATGGCGGTGCCGATCGAGGCTGCCGCAGCCGAAACCGTGACCGTGCCCGAGGCGGTCAGCGTGCCGGTGATGGACACAGCACCCGAGGCCGTCAGGGAGCCGGAGAAGGTCTTGTTGCCGGAGAAGGTCTGCGTGCCCGCGAGAATAGCCAGTTCTGACGACGTGTTCGGCAGGGTGAAGGTGCGCGAGGTTCCGGTGGTGATGCCTGACAGCGAAAACAGCGCTTTCTTGGTCGGATCAGCATCATTCACCAGACTGAAGACGGCATCCGATACATCCACCGGTTCACCGACCAGATCCCAGGCGCTGCCGGTCCAGACAACAAAGGCTTGTTCTGCGGCGATCCACGCCAGCCAGCCCGGGCGCGGGACGAGGCGCATCCAGACGCCGTCGACCCAGAAGGCCACGTTCAGATCCCAGCCCGACCATAGACCTGTCGCGCCTGACGCCACGATGTGCCGGTCTCCGTCGACGGGGCTGGCAGGTGGAATCGTGCGCGTGCGGTCCAGCACCGAAAGCTGGATCATGGCGTCCAGCAGGCGCAGCGCCTCGTTGTGGGTGACATGCTTTTGCGCCTGCGATGCCAGGATGTAGGGCAGCAGGAGGTGGGTGGTGATGTCGGACATGATCCTGCTTTCAGAAGGTGAGGGTGACGGATCGCCCAGCGCCCCGGCCGATCAAGGCCGAGAGCTGGTAGATGCGGATGGCGAGGGATTGGCCGGGGCCGAAGGGTGCGCCCCAATCGGCGGTCTGCAGCACGGCGGTGTAGAGGACGCTGGTCGTGGAGGCGTTCAGTGTGCGCTTGATTGTCCCGCCATCGCGGATTTCCACCTCGTAGGCTTCACCGTCCTCGGCCAACGGCACATCGCCCGCACCCCAGGTGTCGGCGGCCAGCGACCGCGACCGGCGCGTCCAGCGGATCGTCAGATCGCCGGGGGTCCGAGCGATGTGCCAAGGCTGTTCGACATGGGCGACCGAAAACGGCCGCAGCCCAGCGCCCTCTGGGGTGAAGGTGGTGGCGACAAAGGTGTCGTCGCTGACTGGCTTGGACGCCGGGCCGATGCGCCAGTTCCATTGCAGGCCGAGGTCGGCCTCGCTGATGGGCAACGTGGCCACAGCCGTATCGAGAACCACCACCCGCGCGCCGGTCGGCACCATGCTGACCATGGCCTGTTCGGTGCCACGCTGGCCGCGCAGCAGGCGGGTCAGCCGGTACCGTCCGGGCGCGATCAGTTCAGCATTTCCGGCTTGAACGATCTCCCACTGTCCAGCGCCGGTTTCCACGGCCAGTGCGTTGGCCCCGCCCAGCAGGGTGATGTCCGTGACGCTCTCCAACTTGCCGGAATAGAGATCGACCACCAGCGCATTGCCCAGATCGAAGCGCGACACCGGCCCCGTGCAGAAATCCGCTGCCAACACGCCCATGCGCGCCCGAGTGCCGAACGTGGTCAGCAGGGCAAACCCATCGGTTGCGGCGCTGCGATAGACTGCGATTTCGCCCGGCCACGGCTTGGCATGGGCAGCGACCATTGGGCGATGTGCTGGCTGATCCTCGCGCAGCCGCGGCAGGTCCATCAGCACAATGTCGGGTGCGCCGAAGACCGTCGGTGTTGACAGAGTGGCGGGTCGTGGTTCTCCGGGTGGCAGATCATAGACTGCCCGGTCCTGGCGCACGGCGTCGACACTGCGCAGGTCGGAGTCGGCGATGGACACCAGACGCATTTCCGTCAGGCGGCCATCGTGGTCCAAGAGGATCACGTCACAGGGATCCAGTGACAGACGCGAGGGCGGCAACCGGAACACGGCGCTTTCCCGGCCAACCCATGCCTCCATCAGCGCGCGACGGCAGCGGCGTTCTGCCTCTTCGGGCGGGATCGCCATCGGGAAGCTTTCCGAGGCAATGCGCGTGGTGTCGACGGTGATCCGTCGTGCTTCGACTTGGGCTGCGTCATAGTCCTCGTCCGCCCGCGCCACTTGCCATTTCAGGGCCTGCGGCAGTTCGGTTTCCTGCGCGCGGGTCAGTTCCATCACATCGCCTTGCGCAGAGGCGGCTGCAACCATGCTGTCCGGAATGATGGTCAGACCGGCAATGCGACCGCGCATCAGGAACTTGATGCGCCCCTCGCTCTCGACAGCATCGAAACCGAAATGCCGGGCCAAGGTGGAAATCGACGCCCGCGGGGCTTCCAGCGCCGAGATGACATAGCCCTCGACCGCACCCCAAAGGCCGGAGACGTCGATCAATTCCTCGGGCATCCCGGCGCGCAGGCAGAGGTGCCGTACCAGCGCGGCCAGAGACACAGCACCCAGCCGCCCGGTCAGCCAGTGGCCCAGCCGCCAGTTCGGACCATCGGTCCAGACATCGGTCAGTTCCGGAAAGAACGGATAGGGACGGGCATCCCATGTCCAGGCAGCACATTCCGGCACATGCACCATGCGCGCGCCATACACAGACGATGTCGGGTTGTTCGCCGCAGCACCCCAGAACAGGTAGGTCGCCTCGAGGTAGGCCCGCTGGATCGCATCGTCCCGCCATCCCCGCGAGAAATACGGCGTGAAGCTTTCCGACGACTTTGGGTCGAAGAACACATTCGGCTGGTTGGTGCCACGATCGATTGCCGGGCAGCCCAGCTCGGTGAACCAGATCGGTTTGGATTGCGGCACCCATGCCGTCGGCGTGCCGCTCTCCAGGCCACCCGGGCGATTGAAATGTGGGTTCGACCACCAGGCGCGCAAATCCTTGAAGCGGAACACCCATGGTTTTGCGGCCGCGCCATCCATGATCGGTGTGCGGGTTTGCGTCGTCCTGTCGAGAGCGCTGGCATAGAACCAGTCAAACCCTTCGCCGCCGGTGATGTTCGACTGCAGGTATGCGCCGTCGTAGATCGCCGGTGCCAGCGACGCATCGGCATGATCGAAGCCGTCGCGCCAATCTGACAGCGGCATGTAGTTATCGATGCCGATGAAGTTGATGTTGGCATCCGACCAGAGGGGATCGAGATGGAAATACACATCCCCCGAGCCGTCGGCCGGGTGGTGCCCGAAGTATTCCGACCAGTCTGCGGCGTACCCAATCTTGGGCCCAGCGCCGAGGATGGTCCGCACAGCCGCAGCGAGGGACTTGTAAGCTGCGACGGCAGGATAGGTACTGGCGCCGGAGCGGATGGTGGTCAGGCCGGGCATTTCCGATCCGATCAGGAAAGCGTCGACGCCCCCGGCTGCTTTGCACAGATGCGCGTAGTGCAGGATCATTCGGCGCAGCGACCATTCGCCGACCGGGCCGGTCCAGCTGACAGTGGTGCCTGACAAGCTGAAGTTCGCGGGCGTGGCTGTGCCAAACAGCGCCGATACTTGGGTGGCGGCGGTAGCGGTCTTGTCTACCGAACCCGCAAAGCCTGCTGCCGGGGAACAGGTGATCCGGCCGCGCCAGGGGAAGGTCGGTTGGCCCGAGGTGGCGGCATTGGCGCTGTAGGGGTTCGGTTTGGTGTTGCCGGGTGGGACGTCCATCAGGATGAAGGGATAGAAGGTGACGCGCAAGCCGCGCGCTTTCATCTCCTGGATCGCCTGCACCACCGCGAAATCCGCAGGGGTGCCGCCATAGACCGGGCGGTCCTCGGAGTCGCGGCTGACCAGAAACGCGTCCGATCGCGCGACGCCATTCACGACCCAAGCCGAGGGCGTCGTGGTCTTGGTGTCCACCTCGACACCGGGGCGAACCTTGCAGTTCCCGGCGCGCAGGTCGTCGCCGAACCAGGCCACGACGAGGCTGACGCTTTCTACGGCAGGGGCCAGCGACTGCAGCCGGTCCAGCGCGACGACGATGTCCGCGGTGTCGGTGATCGCGTTCAGGTTCTCGGCCACGGTCGTGCCGCCGGAACCTGTGGTCTTCTTGACCGGGGCAGTGGCATAGGTGAACTCGCCAGAGGCGGGGATCATCGTGACGGCCTTCACCAGACCCTCGGCGGTGTCGGCATCCGCGAGGGGCCGGAACACCTCAAAGCTGATCTGCGGCAGGCGGTTGCCGAAGGCGCTGAGGTTTAACTCCTCGAACACGACATAGGCGGTGCCGCGATAGGTTGGGGTTTCGGCGGCACCCATTTTGGCTGCAATGAACGGATCGGGGGCCTGCACCTCATCGCCCGGATACCAGCGCCAGGTCACGCCGGTCATGTCCATCGCCTTGCCATCGGCCCAGACGCGACCGATGCCAGTGATTTCGCCTTCACACAGCGCCACCGCAAAGCTGGCGAAGTAAAGGTATTCGGTCGTCGTGACCTTGGGCCCGCTGCCCTTGCCGCCGCCCTGGCGGGTGGTGTTGACCTCATCGCGAAAATCCGTGGCCCAGATGATGTTGCCGCCAATGCGCATCCGGCCGAACAGGCGCGGGATCACGGCCCCTTCGGTCGAGGAGGTGATGCGCAAGCTGTCCAGCCGCGCGCCTTCGATCCGTTGCGCAGGAGCCAGCGACGACACGATCCAGTTGTCGACAACCGACCCGATGGTGGATCCGATGAAGCCACCAATGGCCGCACCAGAAAAGCCGAGGATAGCACCACCAAATGCGCCGCCAATCGCGGAGCCGACGGCACCGAGAACAAGGGTTGCCATGTGTGAGGTCTCAATCTTTGGGGAAGAGGTAAGCGAAGGCGATCTTGCGCGCCCATGCCGGGGTCAGAACTTCCTCGACCACACCCAGCCGTTCATAGGCGTGGATGAAGCGGTCGGGTGCGGACATGATCCCAACATGCTTGGCGATGGCACGCGGGGCCATCCGGAACAGGACCAAGGCACCGGGACCGGCCTCGGCCGTGGTGATTTCCTGCATCATCGCCCGCGCGCCTTCCGCCAGAACTTCGCTTGGTCCGGTCTCGCCCCAATCCCGGCTGTAGGGCGGGATCGGGAACGGCTCATCCCCGACCGCCTCGCGCCAGACGCCGCGCGCCAGGCCAAGGCAATCGCAGCCGACCCCGCGAAGGCTGGCCTGATCGTGATACGGCGTCCCCAACCAAGACCGCGCGACGGCGATGACCAAGGCGGGATCGGCGGTCATCACAGCACATTCCCCTCATGCCCGCCGTCTTGGCTGGCATAGCGCAGCACCGCGTCTTGACCGGGAATGTTCGGAAAACCCCGGAAGTTGGCGACATTCGCGAATTTGGCGCTGCAGGTCGCGATGCGCTTGTCGCAGCCCGCGCGCGCGATCAAGTTGTCGCCCTCGGCGATGGGCAACACTGGAGCTTCCAGCAAGGTCATTGTGGCGATGGCATCGGCCAAGCCATGGGACAGCACCTCGGTGACGCGTCCAACATTTACGCCGCTGGTCCAAGTCAACGTGCCGGAGGTGAACCAGCCCGCTTCAAAACTGGCCAGCCCCGACACCATGAAAGCCCGGTCGCGCACGAGGTCGGTGACCACGCCAGTACCCTTGTAGATGGCGTTTTCCAGATCGATCCCGCAGCGGGTATCACCCAAGCGGGCGTCGCACCCCGCCTGAAACGTCCGCCCCACGGTCTGGCCCAGCACATGCGCGAGGCTGCGCACCTCGGCGACGAAGGCCATGCGGCCACGGCGGATTTGCCCCACAGCACCCCGGCGCAGCAAGACGCGCTGGCTGGTGTTCGCCCAATTGACCCGCCACAGCTCGACCGCCGCATTGTCCCACCGCCCGTCGAGGATGTCGGTTTCCGTGATGCGGTCTGAGGTCAGCACGCCGGTGGCATCCTGTGCATCTACGGCCAGATCGGAGCCAGCGCGGATTTCCGAGGCGGCAAAACCGCTCTCCGGTTCAAACGCGGTGCCGTCGAAGCTGAGGACTCGGTCATGATCGGTGAAGCCCAGCGCCACGCCGTCGGCGCGGCTGATCCGCCAGCACCAAGACAGGGTGGTCGTGCCATCATCCAGATGGGACTGCAGCGACGGCGAGAGGTTTTTCATTTGCGGATTTCCAAAAGGGGGATGGAGGTGATCGACCCCAGCCGCTCAAAGTCGAGGGTCACGTCGAGCGTGTCGCTGTCGAAGCGCACCGGCACATCGAATTCATAACCGGCGCGGACGATGACGCCGTTTGCTGGGGCGGCGGTGAAGGTGATGACGCCGGTGGTGCTGTCCAGTGTCCAGCCTGAAATCTGCTCGACCATGCCTAGCGCGAGGCGGACGGTTCCGGCGACGGGCTTGGTGATGGTCCTGACCCACGTCTGCGCCCCGGAGGTATAGCGTTTGGCCAGTTGGAAGCTCTGCAGGCTGCCGGTGCCGGTGCCGATCTGCTGGTCGGTCGCGGTGACTGCCATTGATGGCAAGGCGGATTTGTAATCGGACCAATCCTTGTAGCGAAAGCCGTGCAGGCGACCGTTCCGCGCCTCGAAGAAGGCGACGACCGCCGCCAGATCATCGGCACGGCGGATGCCGTACGCGACATCATAGCGTCGACGGGAATTGGCCCAACTGGCGTTGCGTTCCTCGTCACCGCTCGCAAGTTCCACGATCTGGGTTCGCCGTTCCGGCCCGCCACGTGCCCCGCGGCTGATATTGTCGGGGAAGCGCATATCATGAAACGCCATCACATGCCCCTACGACCCAGCGACACCGCCCGAGCAATGTCCGCCGCGACCTGCGTGCGGGACTGCCTGAAGCTTTCGGCGTCACGGGCGTTGATCGTCACATTGACGGCTGGTGCAGCGGATTGCCCTTGGCCGTAACCTGCTGCCTCTCGCCGAGACAGAACCCGCTCGCCGCGTTGCAGGATCGCCGGAACCTCGTCGGGCTTGATCCCGGCCCAGCCGCCCGCATGCAGGCGCGGGGCAGCGGCGAAGGCCATGGCCGGGACCATCCGACCCGGGCCTGGTGATCCGACCATGCCACCCGCATGCAGGATGTTGGCGAAGATGCCACCCGCGCCGCCCAGCGCGCCCGACAGCGCATTGGCGATGGGGCCGAGGATGAAGCGCCGCGCCGCCAGTTTCGCGAGATCGGCGATCATCGAGGTAACGAGGTCGCGGAAATCCAGCTTGCCGGTTTTCACGAACTCACCCACGGCGTTTTCAGCCGAGGTGAAGGTGCTGACCAGCGCATTGCCAATATCGCCTCCGATGTCGCGGGCTTTCGCGGCATAGTCAGCGAGCGTGGCCACAGCCGCTTCCCATCCCGTCTTGGCCACTTCGGCCCCCACTGCAGCCGCCGCCCCAGCGCCACCGGCGGCGCGCCCGGCCTCGGTCATCGACTCGTCCAGCCGGTCTGCGGCATCGGCTGCCCCTTCCAGTGCAGCTTCGCCTTCGGTTCCGGCCCCGGCCATCGCATCCTGCGGAGCTTGCCAGCTTTGCATCGGACGCGAAGCCGCATCGGCCAACATGCCCGAAGCCTCGCGATAGGCTTCGGCACGCGCGGCCGCTTCTTCCGCCATCCCCGTGAGGCCAAGATCGGGCGTGGTGACATAGGTTTGCGCCATCGCTGCCGAGAAGGCCTCGGCGGCAGCGGTCCCGGCAGCAGCGGCAGATCCCGCAAACGGATTTTCGATCCGGCCCAGCGCCACTGGATCCAGCGTGCCGATCCGGACCCCACCTTCGCCGACTGCCCAATCGGGCAGAAGGTCCAGCGCGGCGTTCAAGCCATTGATGAAGTTGTTGATCCGGGTGACCACGCCGTTCAGCATGGCTTCGACGCCGCCGATCAGGCCGTTGGCGGCTTGGAAGGCGAAATCCCCAATCGCACCGGGCAGCTGGCCCCAGATCGCCTTCACGGCTTCATAAGCACCCTTGAAGATGCCCGCTGCTGAGTTGCCAAAGCTGGTCACAGCCTCGACGGACGACTGCATCGCGCCATAGATCGTGGCCTGCAGCCCTGCCCAACTGGCCTCGATCTTTGACCAGGCGGAGGCCGCGCCGAGGCCGATGCGATCCCAGACCTCGAGCGCCAGATCCTTAAGAACGCCAATCGCGGCCCCGAACCCGCCCGCGCCCGCGACGAGCCGCGTGAACTGGAACACCAATTCTCCCGCACCAACGATCAAGGCGCCGATGCCGGTACGGATCAGCGCTCCGCGCAGGATGACAAGGCCGGTGGCGAGGCCGCGCACGGACAAAGCTGCCGCCGCCAGACCGGCGACCCAGCGCCCGGCCATCAGCGTGGCGAAGGTGGCGGCATAGGTGGTCAGGCGACCGATATTGTCGAAGAGGGCATTGATCGCGATGCCGATGGGACCGGTACTGCGCGCCATGTCGGCCAGTGTGTTGGCGATGTTTTCCAGTGCTGGAGCGACTGCTGCAGTCAGCCGGTTGGTCAGGCCGAGCCAGATCAGGCTGAGTTTGGCGATGGCATCGCCGGTGCGCTCGATCTGGGCGGCATCGGCCGCACTGACCGCCACCCCAAAGTCGCGCACATCCTGCGCCGCCTCGCGCAAGGTAGCCGGGTCGATGCGCAGAAACGCCAGCGCCGCCTTGTCGCCGAAGAGGTCAGATGCAACAGCCGCCCGCTCCGCTTCCGGTACAAACCGGTTCAAGGCTTCCTGAATGGCGACGATGCGCTGGTCGAGCGGGAGGGCCTGAAGTTCAGAAGCAGTCAGGTTCAGACGCTGCAAGGCCCCCACAGCGGATCCGGATCCTGCGGCAGCTTCCGACAACCGCGTGGTCAGCTTCTTGGTCGCCTGCTCGATCTCGCCCATCGACACGCCTGCCAGCTCCCCAGCCCAAGTCAGCACTTGCAGGCTTTCAACAGTGGTCCGGAGCGAGGCAGCCATATCGGCCTGAGCACCGATGGTCTCGAGGCCCGACCGCACCATCGCCACGCCAGCTGCAGCCGCCGCAACCGTCACCGCCGCCAGCGCGATCCCGGCCTTGCGGGCGAAGCTGGCCAGTCGGGTGTTGGCCAGTTCCATCTCGGTGGACAGGCGGCCAAAGCCGCGCGCCCCGGCATCGCCAATGCCTTCCAGCTCGGCGCGCACCTGGCTGCCGCCCTCCGCCACGAGGCGGACGGATACGCGTTTTTCAGCCATCGCGGCCTCCTTCCATCTGTTCGTTCAGTTTGCGCACCATCACCGCCTCGATCTCGGGCAGCAGTTCGGCGGCAATCAGGGTGTCGATGCCCAGCGCATGGGCCATGGCCAAGGCCGCGCCCATGTCCCAACCCAGCACCGCGCCGGGTATGACCCGCAGCTGGCCACCAAGGCGGCCAACCAGATCCCAGACCTGCCAGCCCTCGGGGGTCTGTGGCCGGTTCAGTCTTGCGGGGCAGTCGGGGCAGGGGCCCGCGCAGGCGGCGCAATACCGGTCGCCATCGCCGAAGGACCAGTCGGCGAGGGCGCGAAGACGTTTTTTTCAACGTCCAGGATCAGACCCTTGGCGACATACAAGGTCTGGAACGCCTCGAAGATGGGCCAGATTTCCAGCAAGGCGTCGATCGCCTCAGGGGTGACGGGCACAATTGTGCCCATGGCATCACCCACTCCTTCCCAATCCAGCACAGCGCGGCGGGCGACGGCTTTGGCCATCGCGAGGGCCAGTGCTTCCTGCGTCGCCCCTTCCGGCAATTCTTCGATGGCTGAATCGGCGCGCGCCGACACCATCAGGGCAGTTGTCAGCGGGCCGACGAGCAGGCGAAGGCCAGGGGCGAGGTCCAGCCATTCGGGCGTGGCGGTCAAATTCAGTCGGATCATGATCAGTATCCTGCAAGGGTGTTGATGAGGACAGCGGTGCACATGCGCGCCGGGCTGGTTGCCTTGGCGGCCATCCAGTCGAATGTCGCCTGCACGCCCTGGGGCCCGGCGATCTCGATGCGAGGGCGGGGCAGATAGACGGCGTGGGCGGTGAAGGTGAAGCTGGCGTTGGCCCCGAGGCTGTAGTTGAACTCCAACTCGCAAGGCGTGCCGTCGATGGCTTGGGTGATCAGTGCCGTGTCGGAAAACCGCACCTCGATCCGGCCAGACAGGGCGGCCATGGCGGGATCGGCGCCATCGATGCGCCCATCACCGCGGATGGTCTCAATCCGGTCGAGGTTGTTCGAATAGGTGATCTCGGCCGAGACCACGTTTCCCAAGCTGCTGCCGTTGCGTTTGACCGTGCCGTTGAAATGGCCGAAACGTTGCAAGCCCAGCGCCGCTGGCGTGCCTGCGGCTGTCGCGGCGGCGATGGCTTCCCCTTGGGCGACCAGCCGGGCGGTGGCCGTCAGCAGGCCGGAGCGCTGCATTTGCCAGGTCAGCTGATCAAGTACGCAGCCGGAATACATGGCAAAACGCGGCACCTCCGGCATTGCCGTCTCGATGGCCATGCTGGGCAAGGTCCAGTTGCCCGACTGAAAGGTGTGGGTCTTAGGCGTGGTGCCGCTCGTGACAGGCTGGCCGAACGCCGCCTTCAGCCAGAACCCGAAGGCCTCCACATCGATGGGGATCACCACCTCGCCATCGGCAGTGACCGCGTCCTTGATCGGGGCGAGGGGATCGCGGCCGTAACCCAGCAGTTCGGATTCCAGCAGCGGCTGCTCCGACCCGAGCGTGGTCCGGGCGAAGGGCATCAACCGGAACCCAGTCACCGGCGGGGTGCCGTAAACTGTCTCATACGCAAGCGCCATCTGCGCCCGCGCGCCTTGCGCACGTGCCATGGGGGTCTCCTCGATGTTGGGGGTGTCAGGCCAAGGGGCCGGTGGTGGTGTAATGCAGCACGACGGTGATCACCGCCGCCTTCAGCGCCGCCGCGCCCTCGATGGGCAGGTCGGCGGAGGCCGGGGCCTCGGGTTCGATCCAGTCACAAAGGCCGCCAAGCGTGCGGTCGGCTTCCAGCGCCGCGCCGATACTGGCAATCAGGGTATCGAAGGCGCTGGCCCGACCATTCGGGGCCTGGACGACCACCTCCAACTCGGCGCGGTGCTGATAGTGGTAGCGCAATGGTGACAGCGTCACTTCCGGCTCGCCCGGCTGGCCGTCGCGCAGGATGATCAAACCGGTTACCGGGATCCGTTCGGGCAACACCTCGTCACGCAGAACGAGGGCGTCAAGCGGCTGAAGTCGCGCCTGAAGCGCGGTGAGAACGGTTTCACGGGCGGTGGGCATGGCTCACAATACTGTTGATGTCACATTTGCCGGGCAAACGCCGCTTTGACGGAGATTAATCAGCTCATTGCTGAATGGCCGTAACTGGCCAAGTCTTTGGATCACATTCTATTCTGCGGAAATCACATCCCACATTGCCAGCATTTCTCGGATGACACGCTTGTCCCCATCCGACACGACGTAATCATCGTAGAATTGCTGCCCATTGAACCGGATAACAGCGCGATCCGCTTCAGCAATGCTGCGGGCAAGCGTAACAGCAGTGTCGCCTCGCAAACTTGCGAATTCCCAAATCTCAGTGTCGTTATCCCTCAACCATTGTCCGACCGGCACCCGTGTTGTCTGTCCGTCGATGTTGATCGAAGCGCTCTCGACGAACAGCCAGCCACTACGGGACGTGTAGTTGAAGAACAGCTCCAGGGTTTTCTGGCCGGAGCCAGCTTCTATCAAGTAAAGCGTCACGTAGTTCCGGATATCTTGAAAGCGCGGGGACGACGGGTGCCGTGCCCATGAGGAACCGTCGAACTCGGCCGTCGTTCGCACCAGTCGCCCCTCGAGCGCACGGGCCGTTCTTTGCAGCTGCTCACGTTCCGCTTCGATAGCTTGTTCGTAACTGGCAGCCTTGTCCGTGTAAGTCTGGTTTTCGCCGTTTACCCGGGCCAAGGCTTGATACGCGACAAAATTGCGTTCGGCTTGCGCGGCGGGAATGGGTCGAACGTATGCATTGAGTGCTGCCTCAAGCGCATCACGTTCAGGACTTGGAGGTGGCGCAAAGGTCGTGTCCGCCGCTATCTCGCGTGCAATTGCTTCCACGTCTGCCCCATCTGCTCCGATCCGGGAAATATAATCTGCGAGCCGCGTATCGGCCGCAGGCCCATCTGCCTGTGGTGCCGGTACCTCCGAAGACGGGGCAGAGGTCGGGCCGACTACACCGGATAGGCCCGCCGCCCTTTCACGAGCGGTGTCCAGACTCGCGCCTTCAATTGCTTCGGCAAAAGCAAGGCACAGCTCGACCTCCCTCGACCAATCCGCGTTCTGCAAGGAGCCCCATGCGATCATTGATGCCGCAGCGTCCATATAGGCTTCGGCATCCCGAGCAAGAAACGCATCGCGGCATTCTGAACGCGCTGTGTCGACCTCTTGCTGCGACGGATCAGCACCGGCAGGAAATGCGATGAGTGCCGTCGTCGTCAGCGTAAGGAGGAAATTGCGCATCATTTTGAGAATTCTTCCATTGTCTGTTTAGAATCAGGCTAGCGATCCACAATGCAACCATCAAGCGAACATCGCCGAGCCAGCGTCAGACCCTGTCCGAATTTGTCACCCACCTTGCCACGATCCGCCCCGGCACACCGTCCACCGCCCGCTCCGCATCCCGCGCCAGATCCAGCCTCTTGCGCAGCTTGACCTGCGGCACCAGCAGGAAGATCGGCACTGTCGCGAGGCTGCGTCCGGTTTTCGACTTCGACGCTACGGCTCGACCCTTCGAATCCAACCTCCCCTCGGCCACCAGCAAGCTCGGCCCGCGACGGCGGTAGATGAACCGCAGGCGCAATCCGGTGCGACGTTCCCATTCGCCGGGGGTGATGCGGCCGCCTTTGGTGCTTTTCCCGGCCGCCGGGGTGGGGATGGCCAACCAGAACCCATCCTTTGACCGGATCAGCGGGCCGGTGTCGTGCGCGCCAATGATGACCGGGGCATTTGACCAGACCAGTGCGGCTGCGTTCAGGCTGTCGCCGGATTTCGGGAAGCTGGCGAGGCGGATGCTATTGCCGAGCCGGGTGCCGAGGCCCGCGCCGGTGATTTGGCCGCGCCAGGCTGATTTCAAGGAGGTGCCCGCCTCGCGCATTGCGGCGGACACCGCCTTTTCACCGGCGGCGATTTCGGCCTGCATCAGCGCGACGAGGTCGGGGTCGAACGCGATCTTCAATTTCATGATGGGCGCAGGTCCAGCGACCAGATCAGGCGTTCACGGTCACGCACTGGCTCGCCTTGGATGGTGAAGCTGTTAGTGCCGATCACGATCAGATCGCCGGGGCGGGGATCGGGCAGGTCGGATACGCGGACGTCCACCATCATGCTGTCGCTGACAAACCGCCCAGCCCCGAATTCGGTGATGCGATCCGGGGCGCGGCGGATGGCGCGGATCGGGCGTTCCTCGGACGTGGTGGCAGAAATCCAGACTGCGGCCGCCGCCATGGACGGGTTGGCATAGATCCGGTCCACGGCGGCGGCGAAGACGGTCATGACGCGTCAGTTCGAGGTCGTGATGCGGATCGCGATGCGCGGCCGCTTGTTCACCGGCAGGATCGAGGCCTCGGTCATCAGGTCGATCCAGCGGCCCTTTTCGTCGAGGTGCTGGCGCGCATAGAGCGGCAGGCCCATGGTATTGGCCGCCTCGAGCAGGTTGGCCGGGCCGCCATAGGTCGTGAACGTGTCCATCGTGCCAAGCGGGAAGGCGATGCCTTCGTTCGCAGGAACCAGCCGTTCGGTGACCTTGGTGGACAGGGTGACGGTACCGGAATACTCCTCGAACACGATGCCTGCGAAGGGGAAGTTGCGGCGCACGTCCTGGCGCAGGGGCTGCGCTCCGGTGGCGGCGTAGAACTTGTACGCCTCCTCGGTCTTCGGATGCGCGATCAGCTTGTCGAAGAATTCCCGGCTGACGAGGGCATGGACGTCCGACATGCTTTCGCCGAGGAGGTTGTCTTCGATTGCCCGCAAGACCTCGCGGACCTTGGCCTGCACGAGGGTCCCTGCCGTGCCCAAGAGGAAATCCACCGAGATTTGCGCCAGCCCGAACTCGGTGAAGTAATTGTAGAGCGTGGTGCCCGCGCCATCCTTCACGATGCCGCGCAGCGCGTTCATCTCCATGTATTCTCGGGTTTGGGCGTGCTTGCGCCGCATCAGCTGCAGCTTGCGGTTCATCACCTCGACCAGAGGGTCGGCGCCATCAAAGACGCCGAGCGCGGGCTGGCCCTGAATGTCGCCCGGCAAGATCACATCATCATGCGGGATCCACGGCAGGGCGAAGCTGCGCATCGAGCGCCCCTCGCGGGTGCCGACGGTGGCGGGACCGCCCAGCGGGACGGAGGGCAGCAGGTTCAGCACGCCCTCGTATTGCTCGATGATCACCGAGCGTTGGCTGACGCCCTCGAAGCGGAAGAGGCCGATCTGGCCGAGGCGGGTGTAAAGGTTGGGCAGGATGTTGATGGCCTGCGTCATCTCGGCCAGCGAGTAACCGCCAGCGTCAAAGGGATTTCGGACAAGGGTCATGGGGCGCTCCGGGGAATGAAGGGGGATTGGAGGATCAGACGCCGTCGCGGGCGATGATGCCCACGGCGGCGAGTTGGGCGATCTTGGCGGTGATCTTGGCCGCGTCGTTGACGCTGCCCTCGTAGGCGAGGCCCGCACGTGTCACGATGGAAGGGCCACGGACCAGCACGATGCCGACCGCATCCGCCAGCGTGGCGTTCACCGGATAAAGCAGCACAGCGACGGCGACCTGCGCACCATCCGCGCCGGTGGCGGCGGACAGGGTGTATTTGCCGCTGGCGGTGATGCGACCGAGGACGGCTCCAGAGGGATAGTTGGTGCCAATCAGCAAGGTGATCACCTCGCGGGTGTAGTTCGGGTTGACCTCATATTTGAGGACATCGCCCATGCTGGGCGGTTCCGTCAGGACGGGCATTGGTAAGTCTCCATGGTTTGGGGGATGGGGAAGATGGTCGAAGTACGCGCTGGTTCAGCGCTTGGCGTCGGTCGCGGTTTTCTTGGCGGCCGCCACGATGGGGCTTTCCTTGGCCGCTGCAGCCGGAGCGGTCGCGATGATGCCAGCCGCGTCGCTGCGGGCGGCGAGGTCGGCCAGGACCCGGGCGCGCAGGGCTTCGGGTTTCAAACCGCGCGTGACGGCATCGGCCGCGTCGATGGTCACACCCAGCCGGGCGGCCTGTGCGCAGACCTGCGCCACCTCGGCGGCCTCGGCGCGAATGGCGTCGGTGGTCATGGTGGTGATGACGGACGCTGCCGCGTTCACCGGCGGTTCGGGCGTGGCGGGTGCGACCGCGACCATAGGCATTGCCGCAAGAGAAGCTGCAACTGGTGCCATGGTCGGGGTTTCGGTGGGCGTGGTGGCCATCTGCGGACCCTTTCTGCTGGGGGAAGTTGTGCCGCGAGGTGCGGCGGCGAAGGCGTGGAATGCGGCGACGGGATCGGCGAGATCATCGGCCAGACCGGCGGCAATGGCATCGGCCCCGCGGAAGATGGCAGCTTCGGTTGCCAATGCGGCCGATTGGGTCAGCCGATCCCCGCGACCCGCCGCGACGGTTTCTGCAAAGAGAAAACGGACCACCTCCAACTCGCGCTGCATTTGGTCGTGCAAGGCCTCGGGCAGGGGCTGATACGGATTGGCGTCGATCTTGTGGGCACCGGCGTGGATCAGCGTGACCGCGATCCCCTTTTGGTCGAGGGCACCGCTCATGTCGGTGTGCAGCGCCACGACACCGATGCTGCCGACCGCTCCGGTGCGCGGCAGGATGATGCGGTCGGCCTGGGAGGCGAGAACATAGCCAGCAGACAGAGCATGTTCCGCGACGAATGCGTGGACCGGTTTCTGCGCCCGGGCCGCCCGGATGCGATCTGCCAGATCGAAGGCGCCCGCGACCTCACCACCGAAGCTGTCGATGTCGAGTGCGATGCCCCGCACGCCGGGATCGGCCAGCGCCGCCTTAAGCTGGGCCGCGATGCCCTCATAGGACGTCAGGCCCGACGATTGCCCGATCCAGGCGCCACGGTGCACCAGTGTGCCCGCGATTTCGATCACCGCTATGCCATCGACCACCGCAAAGGGTTGGCTTCCGTTGCGCTGATGTCGCTGGGCCAGATCATTGCCGAAAAGCGAGGCGCGGGCGGGAAGGGCGGCCGTGGCCTGTTCTGCTGGTTGCACGTCCAGCCCTTGGAAAGTGATCTCTTGTCCGGTGATGCGCGGCCCCAGCCCGGACAGGAAGGCCAGCGCCTTGGCCGGGTCGACCATCAACGGCGTGTTGAAGGCGCGCTGGGCGATTTGCGCGTGGTGCATCATGCGCCCTCCTTGGGGTCGGGTTTTTCGTCGCCGGTGTCGTCGGCCTCGTCGTCCTTTTCAGCGTTGGGGCCCTCGTCCGTCTTGCCGCTTTCGCCCGGCCCCTGTGCGGGTGACCCGGGGCGGCGGAAGTCGAGGCCCAGCGCCAGTTCCCTCTTCCGCTCTGCAGCGATCTCCCGGTCGACCTGCTCGGCGTCGTAACCCCGCTCTGCCAGCGCTTGGGTGCGGGATTTCAGGCCCGCTTCGATCTGCAGGATCTCGGCCGATGCGTCCTTCATCGGGTCGATCCAGTCCCATTTGGTCGGCAACCAGGCGCAGGCCTGATATTGGCGGCGCTGGCTGTCATAGCCAGGCAGGTCCAGCGCGCCCGACAACACAGCGGTGTCCATCCAGCGCACCCAGACGGCCCGGCAAAGCTGATAGACCAGCACGCCGTGCTGCCACGCTGAAATGCGTCGGCGGAATTCGATCAGGCTGATCCTCGTGTTCGAGAAGTTGCCCTTGGCCGTGTCGCCGGTCAGATAGCCATAGGGCACGCCCAGCGCGGCCGCGATCTGCAGCAAGGTCCGGTACTGGAATGGCTCGTAGGTGCCGCCCGAGTCTGGCGTGGCCGGGGTGGAGACATCCTCGCCGGGATCGAGGCGCACGACCTGGCCGGGTTCGACCTCCAGATCCTCCTCGGTCGGTTCCAGCGGGGTTTCTGGCGCTGGGGAGGTGATGAACATCGCGAACATCGCCGCGATCTTCTTCCGCTCCAGCTCGGCGTCGTCGTAGAGATCCAGCGTAAACAGCTTGACGATGGCGGCCGCGAAGCGCGACACGCCGCGCAGCTGGCCAGCCTCGACCGGGTCCAGCACATGGATCACATCGCCAGCCAAGACACGGACGGTTTCGCCCGCAAGCCCCGGATCGGTCAGGTCGCCCGGATGGCGGCGCAGGAAGTGATAGGCCACGCGGCGACCGATGCCGTCGAACTCGATGCCCTGCCGGATCAGCCCTGCGCCGGGCACGGTCCGGTTCATGTCGAGGGGAAGCATCTCGGCGGGCAGCATCTGCAACTGAAGGGGAACCGACAGACCATCCTCGGCCCGGCGCGGGCGGATGCGGATGAAGACCTCGCCCGACAGAAACACCTCGCGTGCCGCCCGACGCTGAAGCCCGTAGAAATCAGTCAGGCCCTCGGCGTCGGCATCGTCGGTCCAGGCCAACCACAGTGCTTGCAGCTCTTCCTTCTTGGCCGAATCCGCGAGGATTGACGAAGGTTTGATCCCGTCGCCCACGACATTGCTGGCGAAGCTTTCCACGGCATTCGCTGCATAGCCGTTGTTGCGTACCAGCCAGCGGGCGCGGGCGGTGATAGTGTCGCCCGAGGCCGCGATCAGCGTGTTCACATGTGCGCGGGACGCGCGGAACCCGCGCAGACGACGATGCGCTTGGGCCGCGTCAAACCCGCCGATGATCGAGCCGATGCGTTGCCGGAACGCTTCAAACGCCATGGATCACAGACCTTTCGTGGCCACGGTGCCCCAGCGCCGACGACGCGGGGTGCCGGATGTGGCCGTGGCGATCCGGCTCTCCAGGTCGCTGATCGCGTTCGCCAGTTCCGCGTCCGAGCCATAGTTGATCGATTTGCCGTCATAGCTGACCAACCGGACGCCCGCGTAACGAGCCTCCTGCAGCGCCGCCAACAGGGCGCGCATTCGTTCCAGGTCCATCTCAATCCCTCATGAAGTTCGGTGTGTACGCCCGGCGTTTGCGCCGTGGCGTTGTCGGTGTTCCGGCTTTGGGCGCGGCGGGCGCGGCGGGTTCTGTTGGGGTCGCAACCTGCGCAGCTGGTCGGGTTTCCACCCCTGCCTGCGCTTCCAGCCTTCGCCAGGTCGCCTCATCCCAACGATCTGCGCCCATGATCCACGCCGCAGCCCGCGCATAGACCCGGGTGTCGAGGGCCTCGTTGCGCTCGCGCATTTTCTGCCATTCTTGGTGGGCGTAGCCGCGCTTGTTGCGCACGGTCACCAGCTGCTCGGCCACCAGCTGTTTCAGCCATTCGGTGTCGATCCAGTCGGGCAAGTGGACCGTGCCGGGGGCGTCGAGGGCGCCCAGCGCCCGGTCTTCGTCCGAGGGACGCTCCAGCCTCAGGAAGCGATAGGTCTCGGTTTTGAAAGTGGCCGTGGCCACGGACCACAGCCGCGCGCCGCGGCGCAAGCGTTTGCCGCCGACGGTTGCATCGACAAAGGTTGGGCCCGAAACTGGCGTCGCGCGGTTGAAGCCTTCAAGGCCCTTGATCGGGGCCACCTGATCGAACCCTTGCTTGCGCGCCCAAGCGTAGACGGCCGGGGCTTCATAACCGGTGTCGATGGCGAGTTTGCCGATCAGCATCACTGCTCCATTGGCGCAGGCCCAAGTGCGGCCGAGCAGAGCCGTCAGCTTGTCCCAGCATGCCGGATCGTCCGGGCCGCCGGAGATAACGATGTGATCGACCAGCCAAGACTCGAGGCCGCGACCCCATGCCCAGACGTCGACCTCAATCCGGTCCTTTTGCACGTCGACGCCCGCCGTCAGGAACAACCCACCCACCGGGATCTGCACGCCGCCATAGGTTTCGCGGCGTTCTGCCAGTCGCTGCCACTCGGGGGCGTCGCCAGACTCCACCCACGTCTCGCCCAGAAGCGTATTGCGCGCGGCGCGCAGCATCTCCTCCGAGCCCTGCGCTGACAGCCACTCGCGCGCGATCTGTTGCCAGCTTTTCCAGCCAAGGGGCGAGTAAAGGGCCGAGATATGGAACCCGATGGAATGCGGATCGGCGGATACAGCCGTTGCCCGCCATTCCCCACGCTCGAGCATCCGCGCCTTGTGATGCTCGGCGATGGGTTTTTCGCAGCCCTCGCAGTGATAAGCCGCCGTGTCGGGCCGTCCCTTATCCCAGCGCAGGCGTTCAAATTGCAGCCACTGCATATGGCCGCAATGCGGGCATGGCACGAAATACCGGCGCTGGTCCGATGCCTCGAACTCGCGCTCGATCCGGCTCAGACCCCGGATCGTCGGGGTCGAGACCATGAACACCTTGCGCCGGTGCGAGAAGGTGGTGGTCCGCGCTTCGGCCAGCGTGACCGGATCACCTTCCTCGTCGGCAGAAGCTGGATAGGCATCAACCTCGTCGAGGAAGATGTAGCGCGCGGGCATCGACCGCAGGCCGGTCGCCGAGTTGGCACCGGTCAGCACCAAGATGCCGCCGGGGAATTCCTTCGACAGCATCGAATTGCCCGCGTCGCGCGACCGGGCGGGGTTGACCCGTTCGCGCAGAGCCGGACTGTCCGCGATCAGGGGATCAAGACGGCCCCGCGAGGTGCGCTTGGCCAGTTCCAGGGATGGCAGCACCGCCAGCATCGGCCCCGGCGCATGATGGATGACAAAGCCGATCCAGTTGTTACCAGCCTCGGTCGCGCCGACCTGTGCGGCTTTCATGAAAGTCACGCGTTGCGCCGGGTGCCGCGGCGACAGCGCATCCATGATCTCGCGCAGGTATGGCGCCCGGGCCGTGCGATACCGCCCCGGTTCAGCCGCACCGCGCGAGGACAGCCAGCGATGCGCATCCGCCCATTCCGACACCGTCAGGTCCGGATCGGGCCGCATGCCCTTACGCCAGCTGCGCAGGATGTCCTCGGCACCGTCAAAGCCGAGATCGAGATCGGCGGTCAGATCGTCGTTTGTCGTGTCGGCACTATCCGAGGCTGACCCGGAGGTCGGCAAGGTCGTCGAGGTGCTGTCTGACATGGGCTTCCAACACCCTCTGCAGGATCGCGGCCTCGATGATCACCGGCGCGCCGGTCTGTTTTTCCACCTCCGCTGCCACTTCGGCCGCAATCAGCGCCGCCACTCTGCTCGGCCAGGTCACCCAAGTGTCACGCTCTTGCCGGGCCAACCGGAAGACCAGCGCTTCTGCCCGGGCGCGATCCACCAGCGTGCCCTTCTTCTTCTGGATGCCCAGCTGCTTGTCCTGCGCCTGGTAGACGGTCAGCGCTGTGCGGGCCTTCAGATAGGACGAGCTGTCGGCGGGACCGCTGAACCCGCTATCCCCGCCGGTGCTGCGGCGTTGCTGGTCCGGATCGGTCATATCGGCACGGCGCACATCGGACGCCGCCGCGTTGATCGACCCGTCGCTGTATACCACCAGCCGACTGGCGCGGCGCGCCTTCTGGATCGCCCCACGCGAGAGGCCGGAATGGGCGGAATACTCCCGCTCGGACATACCTTCCATGGCGATTGAACGGACCTCAAGTTATTGGAAATAAACAGAAATAGCTATCTTATTCAGTTGATTACACTCCGCGATAGAGCGATTCTGGTGGCAGGAAAACGATGCAACTCACCCCTGGAGACGACGCCATGCCTGACAAGACCACCCCCGCCAAAGGCCCCAGCGAAGCCCTGCTTCTGGAGATCGCCACCAGGCATTTCCACAGCATCGAGACGCTGGAGACCCAGAACAGCGACCGTCTGGACTTCCACGACGTGGCGGTCTGGGCGATCCGTGCAGCACTCGAAGCGGCTTACGCCGCTGGTCACGCCGCCGCGACCAAGCGCTGAAGGAGGATAGGGACATGACCATGGCTACCACTACCATCCGCATCGACATTGCCACGCTGCCCGACGATCTCGACCGCTCGCGCCCGACTGTCGTGGCCGAGGCGATCGAGGCCGCGCTCCGCGAGAGCGGGATCAAGGCCGACTGCTCGGACCTGTTTTTGCACATCAAGATCGACCTGCCGACTGCACAGCTGGCCGCCGCCAGCGCCGTGCTGGTCGACCTGCAGTTGATCTGAGGCAGCACCATGAGCACCCGCGCGCAGATCGCCATCCAGATCGGGCCGGAGGAATGAGCGCATGTCTACGTCCATTTCGAGGGCTATCCCGCCCACATGCTGCCCGCGCTGGCGCGCTGGAAGCCGGAGGATATCCTCACCGCCCAAGAAATCCGGCAAGTCACGGCCGAGGCGCTAGATTGCTTCAGCCCTCCCCGTGCGCCGCGCATCCTGCCCCTCCCGACATGGGAGTTTGCGCATCTCTACATGTGGATCGGATGCCAATGGGTGCATGTGGTGCCGCAAGCCGATGTGCCCTGAGTGTAATCAGAAAGCACTGATATTGCTCGGATTTACCTACACTAGCCGCCCCGCCAGAGCGATGGTGATTATACGAAAACGATGCAACTCAGCCAAGGAAACCCCTGCCATGACCACCCGCCGCGCCGCCACCAACAACACCAAAGCCCTCGACGCCTTCATGACCACCAAGTTCCAGATCGACGCGATGCTGGAGCGGCTGAAGGCCCTGAGCGACGACCATTTCGAGACCCACCCCGACGAGATCAACTGGGGCGATGTCGGCACCCTGAACCATTACGCCAGCCTTCTGCGCCAGATCACCGACGCTGCGTTCAAGGAGGGCGAACATGCCGCTTGATCCCGCCCAGCGCCACCAGATCGAACAGGACGCGATCGCCGCCGCTTGGGAGGCTGAACGCCTCGCCGCCTGCGACGACGCCATCGCCCTGCTGCGCGAGATCGCCGATCTGGACCGCGACGACGATGGTGACGTGATCATCGGCACGGACGCCGATGGCCACAACGACCTGATGTCGCGCATTGCCGCCTTCCTTGCCAAGCACGATCAATAGTGGAAACCGCCATGACCAAAATGACCGAAACCCAGTCCATTATCCTGACCGCCGGGGCCCAGCGCCCCGAGAACATCGCCCTGCCGCTGCCCAAAGGGCTGGCAGGGGCGGCGGCGAAGATGGCCGTGACCAAGATGATCGAACACGGCTGGCTGCAGGAGGTCGACGCCAACCTCCGGCGCGGAGAACCCCTCTGGCGCGAAACCGGCGATGGGCATGGCACCACGCTGATCGTGACGGATGCTGGCTTGCTGGCCATCGGGATCGAGCCGGTGGTCGTCAAGAGCGTGGTCGCCATCCGCAAACACGCCGCAAAGACTCCCGCGCCAATGGAGGCCACCGCCGCCCAGCCCAAGCAGCGCGCCGGGACGAAACAGGGTATGCTGATCGAGATGCTGCGGCGGCCCCAAGGCGCGTCCATCGCGGAGATCGTAGAGGCTACCGGCTGGCTGGGTCACTCCGCGCGCGGTGCAATCTCAGGGGTATTGAAAAAGAAGCTCGCTCTCCCGGTCACAGCAGAAAAGATTGAAGGACGGGGGACCGTTTACAAGCTGGAAATCGCCTGATGCATCGCTTCAGCTTCTGCCAAATTCAATTCTTCAGAAAGAGCTAGCGCTTGCCCCTCTCTAACCGCTTGCAGGTCACGGAAGACGCGGCCTGCGATCTGACCCACATTGACGACAAGGTGCGCGCCTTCATTTGATGCCGTCAAATGTTTTACGTCTTCGGCATGGCGCATAAACTTGCAAGGCGTGTTGATCTCGAGGTGGTCGTCACTCTGATAGATCACCCAGACGACCCCGGCACAGTCGCCCGGCTGATCGATGCGGGCGCGCAGAAACTGCGACAGATGCTCCTGCACAAGCCCAAATGCCATTAAAGGACCAAGGCCGATCCGGCGCAAATCCTGCGCCACAGCAATGGCCACCACGTCCCGCCAAGTGTACCAGCGGCCCTTTCCCGGCTCCGGTGTGTGTTCCGGCCGAAAGCCGCACCGCGATATGGCTTGGTTCAGATCGGCGCACTGGATCGGAACAGCTCGGACCAGATCACCATTTCGCCAGAGATAGTCGCTATTTATCATTGCTGCAGCCTCTCCATGTCATCAGTATTTTCGTTGCTGTCATCCAAAAGCGCCAACTTTCCGGTTGCCATTTCCCACCGTCGCACCGCCACGTCGCAATAAGCCGGGTCAAGCTCCATCGCGAAACACCGCTGCCTAGCGCGTTCTGCGGCGACGATCTGGGTGCCGGAGCCGCAGAACGGCTCGTAGATCAGATCGCCCGGATCCGAGAACGCGTCAGCACCGCCTCGACCAGCGCCACCGGAAACACGGCCGGATGCGATCCCGCGGCACCCAGCCCGCCCTTGTGACGCATGATGCGGAACACCGAGTCCGGGATGCGGTGGCTTTGGATCGCATTGCCGGTTCCGGTTTTGGCATGGACGATGCCGTCGGCCCCGCGCAGCCCACCGCCGCCGAGGGTTTCGCCCGCGTGCTTGGACGGCACGGTCTTGTGCGGTTTGCGGGGCGCGCGGTTGAAGTGAAAAATGAACTCGTGTGATGGGGCGAGGCGACCGTTCCAGTCGCCCGGCAAGCCCGGCCCCTGATCCCACACATACCAACCAAACCGCCGCCAGCCAGATTTGCGCATCCATTCCACCCATCCTTCCCAATAGGGTTGCCACTCACTGTCGCGATGCACGAGGCCGAGGTTGACCAGCAGTTGCGCGTCAGCGGTGACCGGCGCTGCGATGAACACGCCTTGCATCAGCGCATCCCAATCGCCCACCTTTTCCTTGGCCGCGCCATAGTCGCGCTGCTGGGCGTAGGGCGGCGAGGTAAACATCAGCGTAGCCTGTTCGCCCTGGATCAGCCTGGCAACAGCGGTTGGATCGGTGGCGTCGCCGCAGCATAGGCGGTGCTTGCCCAGCACCCAGATGTCGCCCGGCTTGGTGATGGGTTCGGCAGGCGGGGCGGGGATGGCATCGGCCGCATCGTCAGAAATCGAAGGGCGGTCGTCCCCATCCGCCAGCAGCGCGTCTAGTTCGTCCTCGGGGATGCCGATCAGCCCGAGGTCGAAATCCTCGGCCAGCAGCGCCTGCAACTCCTGCATGAGCAGGGCCTCGTCCCAGCCGCCCAACTCGGTCAGTTTGTTGTCGGCGATGCGACAGGCCCGGCGCTGCGCCTCGGTCAGATGGCCAAGAATGATGACCGGTGCCTCCGTCAGCCCAAGATGGGCCGCCGCCAGGACGCGACCGTGGCCAGCAATCAACTCGCCATCAGCAGCCACAAGCACCGGAACTGTCCAGCCGAACTCCGCCATGCTGGCGGCGATCTTCGCGACCTGATCAGCGTCGTGGGTCTTTGCGTTACGGGCGTAAGGCCTCAGCCGGGCCAAGGGCCAATGTTCGATCCGGCCCGGCAGGATTGGCGCATTCATGCCGCCAGCCTCTTGGCCTTCAGCTCGGCGAAGGTTTCGCCGGTGTCGGCCAGAACGGCATTGGCACCGGTGAATTGCTGCCAGCGCTCGATGGCCACGTCGACGTAAGCCGGGTTCAACTCGATCCCGAAACAGACGCGGCTTGTAGTTTCTGCGGCGATAAGCGTGGTGCCGGATCCCATGAAGGGTTCAAACACCGCCTGACCCGGGTTGGAATTGTTCAGGATGGGGCGACGCATGCATTCCACTGGCTTTTGCGTGCCATGCACTGTCGCGGCATCCTGATCCTTGCCCGAGATGTGCCACAGCGTCGTCTGCTTGCGATCCCCCGCCCAATGGCCCTTGCCGGTCTTCTTCACCGCATACCAGCAAGGTTCGTGCTGCCAGTGATAGTCGCCTCGGCTCAGAACAAGGCGGTCCTTGGCCCAGATGATCTGCGACCGTACGTTGAAGCCCGCCGCCATCAGGCTTTCGGCCACGGTCGAGGAATGCAGCGCGCCATGCCAGACATAGGCGACGTCGCCAGGGAATAGCGCCCACGCTTCGCGCCAATCGGCACGGTCGTCATTGAGCACCTTGCCGGTGCGCTTGGTCTTGGCCGCGCCCGCCTGGTTGCGCCAAGACGGATCGTATTCCACGCCGTAAGGCGGGTCGGTCACCATCAGCAGCGGCCGCACATCGCCGAGTAGCCGCCCGACCACATCGGCCGCCGTACTATCGCCGCAGATCATCCGGTGCGATCCCAGCTGCCAAAGGTCGCCTGCCACCGATACCGGCGTGACCGGCGGTTCGGGAATGTCGTCCTCACCCTCGACCGCACCACCATTCACCTGATCGGGATCGCGCAACAGGGCATCCAGATCTTCGTCGGTAATCCCAAGCAGTGATAGGTCGAAATCCTCGGCCAGCAGCCCCGCGATCTCGTCGCGCAACATGGCCTCGTCCCACTCGCCCAACTCGGGCAACTTGTTGTCTGCGATGCGGTAGGCCCGGCGCTCGGCCTCGTCGAGGTGGCTGAGCCGGATCACTGGCACGTCCTTAAGCCCCAGCATTGCCGCCGCCAGCACACGGCCATGCCCCGCGATCAGCTCACCATCGTCGGCCACCATGCAGGGCACGGTCCAGCCGAACTTCGCCATGCTGGCGGCGATCTTCGCGACCTGATCGGTTCCGTGGATCTTGGCATTGCGGGCGTAAGGGCGCAGCCGGTCAAGCGGCCAGGTCTCGATCTGGCTCGGCGCAAAGACCAGGTCCATGGGGTGGCTCTCTCGGGTAGGCGGACAAGCCGATGCGCGCTGGGCGATGCCAACGTCAGGATCAGGGTCCGCGATGTGGGGAAAAACGAAAGCGCCCGGGAGGGGTGTCCTCCGGGCGCAATTCTTCGATGATCAAGGGGTAGGTCAAGATGGGCAGCTTTGTCAAATGAAAAAATGAAGCGGATTCAACAGCTTCACTGCAGGTGGCTTCCGCTGGCAGGCTTCTGGCAGGGTGGCTTCCGCAAAGTGGATTCCCTGGATTCCACAAAAGAATCCAGCACGGCGAGATCGTGATTCACCAAGCCTTTGATAATGAGTCAGTTTTTCCAAGATCAACCGGCAGGTGGATTCCGCTTGGCTTCCCCGGTGAAACTGCCTGTCGCTAGCGAAACGCCGCGCTGCGCCCCCCCGCATACGTTCGGGGCCGGGGAGGAACCATGCCGTGGGGGGCTTGCCGAGGATCAACCGTCGCCGAAACCCTGATCCCGCATGCGCGCAAGGGCGTCGAGTGCATGGCGTGATTGCAGATCGGATGGAAGCCGTCGTGGGATAGATGCGCAGACCTCCAAGATCTGCTGGTCCTTCGGTGTGAGTCGCTTCCTTTCGCGCCCCCAGAAGAGGAGGTCTTTCCAAAAATCGGCCCCAAGCGTTACAACCTCGGACTGGGCGTTGATGCCTTCAGTCATTGCCTTCTTGGCCTTTTCGTCGCGTTTTGCGGTTCGAGCTGTTTCCACCAGCGTCAAACAGGTTTCGAAGTCGTCATCATAGGCTAGCGTGCGGCCTTTCATGCCGTTCCAGCACGCCTGCTGTTTCGCCCATTCCGACATGTTGCGGACGCCGGCCGGAGGGTGAGTGATCACATCATGAGCTTCTGCTGCGGCAAGAAGAAGTGCACGCTGCATTGCCTCTGGCACAGATTGCCGTCGCCAAATGGCATCCAGATCGAGGACCTGTTTCTCGCCGTTAGCGTCATGGAACAGTTTGGCCATTGAATAGGTGACGATGTTTGCGCGGTAGCCGCCTTCGTACCACGGTTGCTTCGGAACCTCGGTCTCCAGCCAGCGAAAGACGATCGCCTTGGAAATCAGCCGCCGATACCAAAGTTCGTCGTATTTCGTGTCACTCTTCGCCCAAGCCTCGCCAATCTCTTTCGCGAATTCTGCAAAGTTCTTCTGTGCGCCGCGCGACACGATATGGGGCTGGCCCGCGGCCGAAAACTCGAACTTTGCAAGATCGGTCTTGCTGAAAAGCTGTGCCTTGGGAAATTCAATGTCAAAGCTCGTCTGAGCCTTGCCCTTCACCTTCGGTCGCGCATTGATGAACTGCCCACGTGAACGCTCATAGAACCATTTGCTGTCATGACGTTCACCGTCGCGGGCTGTGAAGATGACATCGCGTGAGAATTGCTCCATCCGGATGTGGAACGGGTGGTTGGCGAAGAAGTCGGCCGCGTTCACCTTGTTCTGCGTGTTGGCATACTCCGAGATTTTAGGCACGATTTCTTCAGACTTGGCCGGGGACACAACGGTCAGTTTCATCTGAACAAAGACCTGCGCGAGTTGGTCCTTGGCTGATTTCAGACCACTGTGAATCGATCCTGTGGTCTGTGCGCCATTCACGATTTGCAGGTTGCTGATCGATGCGATTGCCAATCCGTCAGCGGTTCGGACGCATAATACCTCGTCTGCTGTCGCTGAAAGGCCGTTGTTGTAGGGGAAGAAGAGCTCGGGTTCATCCTTGATCGTCTTCTGGATGCCCTTGTTCGTCTTCGCTCGCGCCTGAAGGAAAGACCGCACATTTGCCTCGAGCAGGCGCGCGCCCCAACGGTCGTAAATCGCGGCCAATTGCTCCCCTGGCACAATCAACAGGTAGCTTTCCAACGCAGCGCCGGTCTGCGAAGCCTTGAGCGCTGGTAGAGGTGCGCCAAAGTCCGTGGCAAAGTCGATGACCATGTTCTCGCGCGCCTGACCAGAGCGGTCAAAGCGCTCAAAACGTGCCAGATCCCACACCGACCAGGTTATCGGCACCTCGCCCAAGTCAGCCAACTTCACCGTGTCGTCCCGGCCGATGTACTGGCGGTTTGAAATCAGGATCAGCTTGACCTTGGTAACCTGAGACCATGTCGCAATGATCAGGTCGGAAACCTGAAACGCCGGGTTCGCCTCGTTTAGTGCGTCACGAAAGTCTTCGGTCTTTGCCTTCTTCAAGAAACGGATCAGCGGGTTGAGGATCGGAGGCACATCGCCCTTGCCGAAGGTCTGAACCTCTTCACTGTCAGCGAAATCGCAAATGATCAGGCCGAGGACCCCTTCGCTGTCGCGTGGGTCGCCTGCGTAACCATCGATACGAAGTTTGTGACCGCCATCGCCGCTCTGGTAATATGCGCGATCAGCCACTTCCAGTTCGCCCGCTTCGGTCAATCGCTCGGTCATCCGGTCGAAAAACGCCTCGACCGGGAAAACACCACTGGCATCAGCTTCGCGGCGAATGTCTGCCATGAGGCTCTGATGGTACTCGTCAAGTTCGGTCAC